CGTCGACACCACGTCCTATCCCAGCGGTGCCGACTACGTCTGCTTCCAGAACTGGCCTCATCTGAAGCATTACATCGTTGGCAGTGACGGTGTGAAGTGCTACAAGCTCGACGGCAAACGGGTTGTCGAAGACATATGATCACCATTCATCTCCATGGACCGCAAGCGCACCTCGTTCCGGGGCCGTTGTCGTTCGCCGTCGAGACGGTTGCTGAAGCCATCAAGGCATTCAGCAATCAGATGAAGCATGTTCTCCGACCGATTCCGGGCCAGGACCGCATCGTTTACAGCGGCACGAACGCGCGCACTCCGGACGATCTGCTCAAGATCCGTGAGGACGACGTCGAGGTGCATCTCGTTCCGTCCATCTTGGGTGGCGGCGGCAAGGGCGGCCTGATGTCGATCCTGATGATCGTCGTCGGCATCCTGATCATCGCTGTGACGTGGTGGACTGGCTTCGGCGCGGCGGCCGGTGCCTCGCTGATCGCTACGCAGATGGCCGGTATGCTCTACGGAATGGGAGCGGCCCTAATCTTGGGCGGCTTACTATCGCTGATCGCAGCACCCGCACCGGACAACACGGCCAATCAGGACACGACGTTCACGACGACTGCGGACCCGAGTTCCTCGCGATACCTTGGCTCTCCCAAGAATACCGTGAAGTCTGGCACCCGTGTCAACATCGCGTTCGGTCAGAACAAGATCTCCGGTCACTACCTCTCGTTCAACATCGACTCCACCGATGGTGTCGACACTGCCTTGACTCCTGTCGTCGTCACCACCGACCCGGATATTCCCGAGGACGGTTCCGCCGCCAACGTTCCGTCTGAGAGTTACCCGTGAAAAAGCTCCCGAAAATCTCTGGACGCGGCTTTGGTGGTGGTGAACCCCAGCAACAGCAGCAGTACCAGCAGCAGCAGATCACCAACACGCCGGACAACATCCGGTCGACGGACCATCTTGAGTTCGTGCTGGGCTTGGGCCAGGGACGTTTCAAGGGCCTCAAGGACAAGAGTGCCAAGAACTTCTATGTCGGCGACACTCCGCTCATGTCTCCGGACGGTGTTCCGAACTTCAACAACTTCAATCTCGATCTCTATGATGGCGACGGTATCAACAACACCGTCGTGCTGTCGCAGACCGGCGCTGCTATTTCGCATCAGGTGAACGTCAACCTGTCGAAGAACCTGCCGGTTGTTCGACAGGGTACTGTCAGTGCGAACGTTGTTCATGTCGACGATCTGCCGACCCAAGGCAACTTCATTGGCGAAGTCTACTATGTCGCCAACGCTGGTACGACTCGGGCAAACGGCTATTGGTTGTGGACGGACAAGGGATGGCGTCGGACGAACAATCCCTACGTCAACTTCCTGCAGTTCCGCTTCATCATCTCGCAGCTGTACAGCCAGAACAAGAGCGGCAATTACAATCATTCCGCTGACGTGAAGGTTGAGATCAAGCGGTCGGACCAGCCGGACTCGGCCTACGTTCCTGCGTTCTATCGGAATTCGGCGGGTACGTTGATGACCCGAAAGATCGGCGGCGGTTCTATTGACGAACCGGCTCCGTCCTCGCCGGGCATCGTCGACACGATCCAGTTCTACGGCAAGACACAGCAGCAGGCGTCCAAGGTCTATCGAGTGCCGGTGCAGCCGTCGAATGTGCCGTATGTGATCCGCGTCACGATGCTGTCGGACACCGAGTACACCAACGGCGATCAGGTCAACAAGGCGATCATCAACCTGGAGAGCTTCCAGGAAATCACCTCGGCCGCTCTCCGTCTGGACGATCTGGCTTTCGTGCATGCCACAGCTCAAGCCACCGATCAGTTCTCGTCGCTGCCCGATTTCTCGGGCATCTACGACTGTATGATGGTGCGCGTCCCGGTGAACTACGATCCGGAAGCTCGAACCTACAGCGGCACTTGGGACGGTACCTTCAAGATCGCCTACACCAACAACCCGGTGTGGTGTCTGTACGAAGTCGTGACGAACGATGACTGGGGCCTCAGCTCGTTCAATCCGATGACGATGGACAAGTTCGATTGCTATGAGGTCGCGAAGTGGTGCGACACCATGGTGCCGGATGGCAAGGGTGGAACTCAGCCGCGCTACACGCTCAACACGGTGATCAGCGAACCGCGTCCTGCCATGGACATGGCTCGCTACATTGCTGGTAGCTTCAACGGCGTCTTGCTCGATGACGGTAATGGCACCGCGTACCTGCGCGTCGACAAGGATGATCCTGCCACTCACTTGATCGTTCCCGAGAACACGGTCAACGGAACGTTCGAGTACAGCTATACTGACGTGTCGACCCGGTACAACTACATCACGGTGTCGTTCACGAACGAGGATCTGCTCTACACGACGGACTTCCGGACGCTGACTATTCCGGAACATATCTCCGAGTATGGCACCATCTCGACGGACATCATTGCGGTTGGCGCGAACAATGCGCAGGAGGCAATGCGTCGTGCGATGTATCGCCTGATCACGGCCACGACCGAGAACCTGGTCGTCAAGTTCAAGCTGCCGCGACTGGGCCAGTACCTGCAGCCGTTCGACGTTGCGCTGCTCGCCGACCCCGATCTCGGCTACGGCCTCAGCGGTCGTCTCAAGGATGTGTCGACTGACAGGCGCAGTGCGACGTTGCGCGATCCGGTCTATCTGGAAGCGGGCATCGTCTACACCGCCCGCTTCTCGATCCCGAACCCGGCGTATCCCGACAACTCGACGTTCAAGTTCCTGATGATCAACCGCACGGTGGTCAGCGGCACGACTGGTGACGTCTACACTCTCAACTTCAATGAGCCGTTGCCTGCTCTTCCCGAGAAGGCGGCCTTCTCTCTGGAGCAGTACAACAGCCTCGGCATCGGTCTGCCGAAGCCGTTCCGCATTCTCAACGTGGAGACATCGCAGGATAATCCCGACGAGATCAGCGTCGAGGCCATCGAGATCAACCGCAACAAGTGGTATCAGATCGACAATCTGAAGGCTGAAGGTGTCATTGAGTACAGCAACCTTCAGCTGCGGACTGTTTCGTCTCCGACCAATCTTCGTGTCATTCCGACCTATCACGACGACGTGGTCGATCTGGATGTGCAGTGGGATCGAGTGAACAACCAGCTGATCAAGGCTTACACCTTGGAGATGTCCTTCAACGGTGGAGTTCCGCAGCAGCTGAGCAGCAGTGGCGCAACCGAGTTCCAGCTGGTCAACCAGCCGGTCGGTGCCTATTCATTCTGGGTCCGTGCCACGGGCATGAACGGAGACAAGAGCCCGGTCGTTGGCTATCGCGTCGATCTCACCGATCCGGCCGTAGCAAACCCGAGCGGCGTGGCCGACGTCTCGAACATCCGTTTCGAAGGTGGAGCGTGGCTGGGTCAGGACATGACCCTGATCTGGGATCGAAGCAGCCCGGCCAACTTCTCCCATTACGAAGTGAAGTTCCGTAATCCGTCGACTGGTGTGACGCTGCGCACGGTCGAGACGACGGAAGAGCGGTTCGAATACACAGGAGTGATGAATGCGGTCGATAACGGCGGCACTGCTGCTCGTGCTGTACTGGTTGCTATCCGGGCGGTCACTAACAACTACGACATCAACAGCGTACCTCAAGCGTCTCCAGGCGTGTCCTTCCTGGCGCACAACCCGGCACCTGCCGCGCCGCGCCGGGTGGTTCCTACGTGGGTAGAAGGTGGACTGCGTCTCGAGTTTGATACGCCGACTGACGCTGACTGGCTGAACACGCATGTGTGGGTCGACACCGATCACAGCTGGACCAGCTTGGATACGCCGACCTACATCCTGTCGGGTAATCCGATCCTCGTGCCCGAACTGGATCGGTCGAAGAACTACTTCATCCATCTGGCGCACAACGATCAGTTCGGTCGCAATCTGATCCCGAGTGAAGAGATCGCGATCATCAGTGGTGTTCCGAATGCTCCGACGAACCCGAACATCTCGGCTGTTCGAAAGAAGATCGGCGATGTCAGCGCCAAGACGGTGATCACTGCGACGTGGACGCCCTCTACGACGCCCGAGCTGACGGACCATTACGTCGTTCAAATCCGCACTGGGCCGAGCGCAGACTGGAAAGACTACGTCACCAAGGAAGTGATGCTGACCGACATTCGGTACAGCGCGCCGATGAGCGACGCCTACCAGATGCGGGTCAAGGCTGTATCGCGCGCGTCTATCGACTCCGACTGGTCGTCCATCGTCAACTGCAACTTCACCGACGACACCACTGGTCCTGGCGATCCGACCGGACTGGTCGTGAAGGGCGGATACGAGTCCCTGTACTTCGACTGGAAGAACCCGCTCGACGAAGACTTCGCTGGTGTCGAGATTTATGTTGGTCTGACCAGCACTCGTCCGGCGAGCCCGACCGACACTGGCAACAAAAACAGCTACGTGATGACGGGTCTGCCCCTCAGCGCACAGCGTTGGTTCTGGCTACGTGCCTACGACTACTCGGGCAACTTCGGCAACTACGTGGGTCCGGTGAACGGCATTGCCGTTCCGCTGCCGACGCTCGACACTGTGCCGGGCGCACCGGCTCAGATCACTGGCTTGTCCCTGTCGTCGGCAGCTGCAATCATGCCGGATGGCACCACTCAGACGACCTTGTCGGCGACGTGGACCGCTGCGCCGGAAGCTGACTTCCTTCGGTACGACATCGAGATCAGGGAAGCGACTGGCAACTCCAGCCAGTTCCAGAGCGACACGAACGTCTTCAAATGGATCGTCAAGCCAAACACGACCTACTACGTGAAGGTTCGTGCGGCTGACATCGCGCTCCAAAAGGGTCTGTTCTCTACCGAGGCGAACCACACGACGGCCAAGGACACTGTGGCTCCGGGCAGCGTGAGCGGCTTCACCGTGCTGGCCGGGTTCGAGAACCTCTGGCTGAACTGGACCAACCCGACTGACGCGGACCTCGCCTACGTCGAGGTGTGGGAGGCCACTGTCAACGACCGCAGTCTGGCGACCCTGATCGGTAAGCCGACCGGGACCAGCTTCATCAAGCAGGGTCTGGCTGGTGGCAGCACGCGCTACTACTGGCTCCGGGCTGTCGACACCTCGGCCAACACCAGTGGCTACTTCCCGGTCAGCTCGACCGCTGGCACGTCGGGCACGACGCTCAACATCAACAGCGGCACGCAGATCGCGAACGGCGTCATCACGACTGCCCACATCACGGTCAACACCCTGAACGGCGACCGCATTCAGACGAACACACTGGACGCTGGCAAGATCACGGCTGGATCGATTCTCGCCGGTACGATCTTGGTGGGATCGGGCGGCCCGACGCTCTCGACGATCCTGTCGAACGCCGCCCTCGGTGCCAGCGACCCCGGCACCCGTATCAACGCTGGCTCGACGCAGATCGACCCCGGCAAGATTCTCATCTCGGGTGGAGTCTCGCTGGCAAACTGGCGCAATGGAACTGACGCGACGAAGATCGAGGGCGGAAGTATCGCGGCAAACACGATCTCGGCGAACAAGATCACTCTTGGCGCTCGCGGCATCGACATTCAAGGTATTGAAGTTCAGGCTATCCCGACGACGAACATCATGTCGTGGACTGCTGGCAACATCACCTACGTGAACGACGCTGGCACAGCAACAACCGTCGCTGTTACGGGTGGATCAAACACTTGGTCGAGCGGTGTCGTTTACCTGTGTTGGAACAAGGGTGTTGGAAACCTCGATCTGACTACCAACATCAACGACGCCTATTCGCCGAACACAATCATCATCGCGACCTATCGCGGTGGTTCTGATTTGGTCGTGAACTACGGTCGCACCATCGTCGATGGTTCGGACATCGTTACCGGCACGATCACGGGCGACCGACTGTGGGCGGGTGAGGTGATCTCGCTGACGGCGCAGATTAAGGACGCGATCATCACGAACGCCAAGGTCGCAGATCTCAGCGTCGGCAAGCTGACCTCGGGCACCATTGGTGCGCAGACCATCACTCTGGTCGACAGCAAATTCGTGATCGATGGTACCCTGCAGCGCATGACGATCAAGGACGCGCTCGGCGGGACGCGCGTTCAGCTTGGTGCCCTGTCAGGTGGTGGCTATGGCATCCGCGTCTCGGACGCGGCTGGCACGACGATCATGGACGCGGGTGGCGTCAACGGTGCGATGATCACGGCGGCTACGATCACTGATGCTCAGATCGCGACCGGCACGATCACCTCGGCCAAGATTGCCTCTCTCGACGCTGCCAAGATCACCACCGGTACCATGGATGCTGCACGCATCACGGCTGGCACGATCACTGCTGACCGCATCACCATCGGTGGTGTGACAACTGACCGCATCGATCCGGGTGCTGTGACGAACGCCGGTAGTTACTACAGCACGTCGGACATCTATGATGGAACTCCGGGCACGACAATCGCGACTGTGACGATGACGACGCAAGGTGGAATTGTGAATATCACTGGCTACCTGCAGTTCGCTTACACGGTCTACACTGACATCTACGCTTACTGGTAAGGAGTAAGATATGGGTTACAATCCTCCTGATCCAGGCCCGAGTGGTCCGACATGGACCAATACTGCCCATTGGGTCAACTCATATCCAACTTACACCTGTGAAGTTGGAGTGTATATTGACGACGTTTTGGTCACGAGTTTCAAGATCGATAATGGTTTGTCGACAATCTTCCTTTCCGCGACACCCTCAGCTGGTACCCACACTTTCAAATTGAAGTTCATGGGCAGTCATACAAGCGGTCACACGACTCGAACGTTGTTGCAAGCTCTGGAGTTAAAACGATGAACCCCGGCGATCATGTCAAGTTTACTGCTTTCAACAAGCTGACTGGTGAAGTCGTTTGTGTCAGAGGCTGCTCATTCCGTGATCTCCAGCATCAGCAGGAGCCGGGCTGTTGGATCATTGGTGGAGACTACGATCCCGAACTCTGGTATCTCGATCTGGAGACGGTGACGCCTGTTCGGCGCGTCGAGTTTGCTGGCTTCAGTGACGAGGACGTTGCAGTCGGAGAAGTTACGACCGGCGTGGTCCCTCCAGGCACAACGATGCGTGTCGATGGAAACGCACCAGTGGTGATCGAGGACGGCACTATTGAGTTTGAACCGGAACACGCTGGTGTATTCAAGATCGAACTCAAGAATCTCAAGATGGTGACTTGGCGGGGAGTGATCCATGCGTATTAAAGGATCGAAAGAACCAGCCGTTCGACGGCTGCAGAATTACCCACCAATTGGGAATCAGCTTGATGCCATCTACAAGGGCTTTCAAGCTCTCAGGCAGCAAGGTTTTCAGCTACCCGAGGAAACTATCGCTTGGCTGGATAGGATCGCTGCTGTAAAAGAGCAGAACCCTGTGGACCCGAGTCCCATGCAGGAAAGGTTTAAGTGATGCCCGCCACTCGTTTCGATTTCATCGTCGACCAAGGTGCGACGTTCAGCCGGGACCTTGTGCTGAAGTCGAACCCGACTACGGTGATGAACCTGACGGGCGTCACCGTGTCTTCGGCGCGTCTCAAGACGAGCTACGACGCGCCGACCGCAACGATCAATCTCAGCACCAGTATCACGCCACTGACCGGCGTGATCCGCATTGGGCTGACAGCGGCCCAGACGGCGGGCCTCGCCGCGCAGAAATACGTCTATGACATCAAGATACTGCTGGCCGATGGAGTGACCGTCGTCGAGCTTCTGACTGGTGTCTTCCAAGTTCGTCCAGGAGTTTAAGATGCCCGATATCATCACCGTAGTCCCGCAGGAGATGGATCCGATCATCATCGAGATCTATACCGGCTTGCAGGGTGGAACGGGACCGCAGGGTGTGCAGGGTCCTGCCGGACCGACGACGCTGATCATCGCCGACTTCTGCTATGACGGTAACGCCACCAGCTTCACGCCTCTCTTGGTTCCTGGAGCTGTGATCGACGGCGTGACCCTCACTGCCAATATGGTGGCGTTTGTTCCCTATCGAACGACGACGCCGTCGCAGGGTGGCTTTTACAAGGTGCAGGCGGGTGGTGCCGTTCGAGAGCCCAGCATCGCAACCTTCGCTATGATGGTGGGATCGCTCGTCTCGATCAAGCAAGGTACCAAATACGCTCGCACGGTCTGGAACTGGGTCGGCGGCGCTTCCGGCACCATCGGTACGGACCCGGTTCTCTACGACCGTCTCTCGGAGCAGACCAGCTTCATCATGATGCGCGACGTCGGCATTGTGGAGAAGACCGAGGTTCTCATTCCGGAGTTCTACTACGTCGATGGTCGCGAAGGCATGATCCTCGTGACGCCGAATGCTGCAGCTCCGAACCAGACCCGCTACTTCACGGCTCCACTCTCGACGTCGAAGACCAGCATCACCCGCGTCTGGTACGACCGCGCGTATCACATCGCCAACCCGACCGATCCCCAGGGTGCGATCAAGAGCGAGACGAATGTCACGCGCGTCACCACCAACATGTATCAGGAGCCCGAGATCTGCGTCTCGAACTTCGGTAACGTGACCAGTCGCTACAACTTCATCGGCGATAGCGCGGGTGTCAGCGAGAACATGTTTCTCGACAGTCTGTTCCCCGAGCAGTCGGTTCCGCTCGCATCCGAAGTCGTGACTCCGTTCACCGACTCGGCGATCCTCGCTCTCGGGATCACGAAGGGTGTGAAGGGAACAACCAACAACTATCAGGGTATGGTCTTCCCCGAACCTTTGATGGGTAACGAGTATTTCTTTGGTCGCATCTACATCGAGACGACAATCGCGAATACGTTTGGCACTGGTCGTACTCTGATTTTCCGACAGACCACAAAGACCGGTGGTGTTGTCAGTCTTCAGTCGTTCACCATGACGTTGGAGAAGCAGCTGTCGGCGAACGCTGCCATTTACTCCGTCGCGGGTGTTCTCAGTTCGGCATCGGCAGGTGCAACTCGCGCGCATCTGGGCGCTGCGTCGGCAAGTGGAACGGTGACGGTTGGTGGTGCGCAGCTGTGCGTCCAGCGAAACTCCCCGGCAAACTGGATCATGCGCGCCGACTACCCGCGCTGGTTCAGTGCTGCACCGATCATGGGCAAGGACCTGTGGTTGAACACGGGTCGTGTCATGCCATTGCACCTGCGCAACTTGATGCCGATGCAGACGATGGAAGACCTCTACTATGGTGGCATTGCCTCCGTTCAGACGTCGAACAACAACTATCCCTACGTCATGTCGAGCGAGGACACTCTTCGTATCGATCCGAACCTGATGGGTTCGACGTGCCAGCTCGCTCTCATGTCCTACAGCGACATCAATCGTCGCTACGTCATGGACTTGGATGTTCACATCGCCGCCAGCTCGGGTCTGACTGGTAGTCCCCGCGTCATGATCATCGGCGACACGACGCTGAACCAGTTGTCGAGCCAGCTGTTTACCAAGCTTCAGACCATGGGTCTTACGCCGGTCGCTGTCGGTACGATTCCTGGCAGCATCAGCGCGTCCTGGAACAGCACTGGTGGTCCGGTCGGCGAGTATCGATTCTCGCAGGGCTGGGGAGATCTGAGCGGTCTGGTGGCCGATGGTGACACACCCGCTCCATTCGCCCTCGGAACCGAAGCGACTTACAATGCGCTGTCGAAGACGAACAAATATGCGCAGAACCCGTTCCTTCGTCTGGCCACGGGTGGCGACTCTCTGACCTACACGACGGCCGGTGGTTACATCTTCGACTTCCGTCACTACCTCAATCGGTTCAGCTTCGCCGACCCGGACATCGTGATCCTCAATCTGGGATTGGAAGACATCCTGGAGCGGACCACGACGGCCGAAGCCGTTGCCGACATCAATCTGATTGTGCCGTTCATTCTGTCGAACATCCGAGCGGCGTGCCCCGGCGTGAAGATCGGCGTTGTGACCAATCTGGCTGGCCTGTCCGAGCGTGGCAACACTCTGTGGACTGCACTACAAGCGGTGAACACAGCACTCGTCGCGGCAGTGAATGCTCAGCCGTGGGGCACGTTCATTATCCCGGTCCACGCTCACATGAACCACTTTGCGGGTTGGCCAGTCTTGGCTGGCAGCACGGTCACGCCGTCGACTGGCTACAGCTACGCGACGATGAATGATCCGTCGAGCCCCGCTTCTCTATCGACGACCGTCGCCGGTTCGTTGCCGATTCCGATTGCTCATCAGGTCGTCGAACCGATCAGCGCATTCGTCTCCAACGTCCAGATGTGGCATCCGTATGCGGTTCAGAACCGTGCCAACGTTGTGGCAGCTGGTGGACGAATGACCGATGCAGAGTTTGCTTTCCGTAGCAAATTCTACGCCGACTTGGTTACGAATGATCTGTGGAATTACATCGACGATTTCTGGTGGGGTACGACTCTGGACGTCGTAGCTCAACAGGTATTGGTTAGTGGTAAAAAGGGAGTAGTAGGTACCGGACTTAATTCTCCGGCTTACGCAGCTACTGGAACTACATTTAATTCGGCAATGCACATTCGAACCGGATACATTCCCAGTGTTCACGGCACCCTAATTGCGGGAGATGATCTTGGCTTGATGTGGTATGAACGTCAGGAGGTAAATGGTGGTCCTCCGGGTGATTCTCTTGGCGTCTATATTTCTGATACTCAGAACATGGAATTTGCGCCACGAAGTGGTGCTAATCGAATGTATGGCAGTCTGAACAATGCTATTGTTCAGACTGCCACACTCACTCCCAGCTCTGTTGGATTTCATGGTATCACTCGCGCTCCTGGAGCGTCTGTATTGGAACATTGGCGTAATGGTAATCTGTTTGCGACCACTTCGTTGGGTACAAATGGAACTGTTCTACCTAACATCGAAATCATACTGGGTGGTCGAAACGACAACGGCAATCGAAATAATGCTCGTAATACTGCGATGAGCATAGCGATGGTTGTGAAGTCGATGAGTGCAGCCAAACAGTTGAGTCTCTACAACACCATTCAAGCTATGCTTACTGCACGCGGAGTTGCGCTATGACCGATACACCCTATCTGAGGCTGACACCGGCTCAGCGAGACGAACATCGTGGTCCGTCTCGCATCCCTGAGTATGCTTCAATCGATTTCTTGGAGCCGGTTGTGCTGACCGATGGCACCTACTTCATCAGTTCCAATTGTCTCGAAAGTCCGGCATATGAAGACCGGTGGGGGGTCTTCGCAGCATTGCCGAGGATGACCCAAGAAGAAGTCGACGCACTCATCGCTTAACCCAGGAGAACATCATGAACGTCAATGACAAGATCGTACTGACCTCTGCCGAGGCCATCGACTTCGGTGCCGAAGGACTGGAAGTGGAGCAGCTGAAGGACAGCCGATGGGTTGCTCCGATCATCGCTCGACAGAACTACGCGGCTCTCTCCAACGCGCCGGTCCTTCCCGAGGAAGAGGTCCGCCTCCTCCGCAAAGATGCGCCGATCAACAAGCCGGGCGAGTACCAGCCGCAAGCTCCGGTCGTCACCGATAATGACGACGCTCAGCCGCGTCTGTTCGAAGAGCCGAAGGTGGAGTAGGTCGTGACCCACCTCCTCATGCACCGAGGGCACCACTCGGGTCTGGTCCAAGTCGTTGGCGTGATTGCCATCGTGACTGCTGTACTTCTTGGACCGACCGAGTGGCTGTGGGCCACTCTCTTCACTTACGTGGTCGTCGGGTTGAGCGTGAGTGCAGGTTTCCATTTCAAATTCACACACAACTCCTATCGGACATATCGATGGGTCGAACGAGTGATGCTCTACCTTGGAACACTTTCCTGTTCGGGAAGCTCCTTGCAATGGTGCGCCGCCCACACTGCCCATCACATGTATTCGGATACCGATCAGGATCCACACAATGTGAAAAGTTGGAAGTCAGCTTGGCTGATCAACTACCACTATCCGAAATACAGCTGGAAGTGCGCTCGTCAGCTGATGAAGCATGACCCGTGGCACATGTGGTTTCACCGCCACTACTGGCTCGTGAACATGCTCACGCTCCTGGCCCTGACCTTGATCAACTGGGAACTCGGCTTCTACGGGTATGTCCTGCCGGTCGGAATGCTCTTGATCATGGGTGGAATCCACAATATCGTCGCGCATTGGGGTCGTCAGCCGCGAGACGTGTGGTGGATGATTCCGGTGAGCGTTGGTGAGTGGCGTCACAAATTCCACCATGATCATCCGTCTCGGTGGGATATGGGTCCGTTCAATCCCAGTTCTCTCTTCATCCGTCTCATTAGGAAGAAGTGATATGCGTGTCAAAATCACCCACAAGGCCGCATTCACGATCACCGACTTCATGCTGTCGAAGGGTGAGACTCGAGAGTACATCTTCGACGGTGACACGTCTCGCTACGTCCAGATCGACAGCTGCGCTATGTATGTCTCGGGTCACTTCACCATCACCGATCCGAGCGGTCAGGTAATTGCCGAGCGCCCACCGGGCACGTTCAGCGAGGACCGACCGGACCTGATCAAGCGTGGGAAGTATCTCCTGACAGCTACAGAGAACGGGAGCCGGTGGATCTGTGTCCAATCCAAGGCCTCGTTCGACTGCTGCAAGCTGGAACTGGGCCAGGACCAGGTCCACACCCTGCCTCCGAAACAGGCCTACTTGCACTGCATCGGGCAGATCGACCCGGCCGTCAAGCCTGGCACTTTAGTGGTGGAAGATTCAAATTCTGTCGTGCTAAAAGGAGTGACGCCGAGCCTCGGCATCCTTCTTTGGCGGTGAGACATGGATGACAAAGCACCCGAACCCATCACCGATTTCACTCGGGTGCTGATGGCCGTACAGCGGATGGAAATCATCCAGCAGGAACGTCGTGACGCCGTGAATGACATCAAGCGTGAGTTTGAGCAGTACCGAGCGAACATGGACAAGAAGTTCGATGAGCTAAAGTCCAGTCACAACAGCATGCGTTCGGACGTCCGAGAAGTTCGTGACGCAATGATCTACACGAAGGGTGGCTGGAAGGTGTTGCTGGCTTTTGGCGCACTCTGTATCTCAATTGGTGGCTTAATCGTAAAAGTTCCGTGGGAAAACTTTGCCAAGATCTGGGGCAAGTCATGAACCATTACAAACACACGCAATCCCTTGAGTGGATGTCAGCGTGGACAATGTTGGTGTTCGGCATCTTTGTTGTATTGCCGTTCGACAGCTTCCCTGACTTCCCGCGCTATCGATACGTGAACTTGATCACGACCGAATGGCGCTACGGCGCGACGGCAATCATGTTGGCACTGTTCCAGATGATCTCCCTTCAAGCCCACACCTGTGCCTTCGGTCGAGAAGGACGAATCATCGCAGCGGTCCTGTCGGCAGGCGGCTGGTTTATCCTAGGAGTGCTTCTCGGAATGGGACGCTCCCATGTGCCCGAGTGGCTGGTCTACATTTGCCTTTCGCTCTCCATGGTGTATTCTGTCCACCATCTTCACAAGGCCCTGGAGCGCCGTCACTCATGACCGTCCGGAACGTAAACGTCGAAACCGAGAACCTGATCAAGCGCAAAGAGGGCTTGGTCCTTTCCCCGTACCTGTGCCCGGCAAAGGTCTGGACCATCGGCTATGGCACCACGATCTATCCGTCGTGGTACATGGGCGGCAAGCGCGTCGGCCCGAACGATCCGCCGATCAGCGCCCAGATGGCGCTCGATTTCCTTCGCTCCGATCTCGACAAGTTCGAGTTGGGTGTCGAAAGCCTGCTCAAGCGTCCGGCCAACGACAACCAGTTCGGCGCGATGGTGTCTCTCACCTACAACATCGGCCTCGCCGGGTTTGCGGGCAGCACCGTGCTGCGTCTGTTCAATGCTGGGGACGATGCGGGTGCGATGCGCGCCTTTGCCCTGTGGAACAAGGCGGACCTGAACGGCAATGGCAAGATCGAGGATTCCGAGGTCGTGCCGGGCCTGGTCGTGCGTCGCAAGGAAGAGCAGACCCTCTTCGCCACGCCGGTCGTCACCGACCTGAACAAGGTTCTGCCGCCGCCCGAGCCTCTCCCGCCGGTCGAGATGCCGCCTGAGCTGCCGATGCCGCAGGTCGTGCTGAGCGATGAGAAGGGTCCGGTGAAGGCTGCCGTCGACAGCAAGACGCTCCAGACGGCGGCTGTGGCTGCCGTGGCGACCGGCGCGACGGCTGTGACGACCACGGCCAGCATCGTCGACACGATGAACACGGCGGCTCAGGTGACGCAGGCGGCCAACACCGTGGCCACTGCGACTGCCGGAACGGCTCAGATCGCCGCGACGGGCCTGCACTCCATCGGCAATCTGCAGATGGTGGCGCTCATCGGCTCGGGCGTGGCCCTGGCAGCGATCATCTACTTCGGCATTCGCTTCTACAAGAAGCTCCGTGCTGCAAAGGTGTTCTGATGCTGAACCCAATCACGAAGTGGTTGGCTATCGGTGGAGCCGTCCTTGTCCTCTCACTCGGAACTGCCCTCACCATCCAAACCCTACGGCTCGACGTCGAGAAGAAGAATGTCGAGCTGGCCAACAAGGACAAGCAGACAGCTCTTGACGCTTTTGCGCGTTCGGAGTCTGCTCGTAAAGAGCTTGCCCAGTACAACGACGAACTCGAAACGGTCCGTGGCGAAGCCCTGACGGCCCAGATCCTACGGGAGAAGCAGTATGCCGACCAAATCCAACAGCTCCTGGATGCCGAGCGCGACGGCAAAGCTGTCCCTCTGTCTACTGCTGGCCGCGAGTATTTTGAGCGCGTGCGGCGAGAACAAGCCGACCGTGCTGACGGTGCCGGAAGTCGTTAAGCCGCGTCCGTCGCGAGCCGATCTCATGTGCAAGGACGAAGAGAAGGTGCCACCCGCTGGCTCAATGCGGGTGGACACCGATGGGTGGCGACTGGGAGAGTCGTGGCGTCTGGCTGGTGCCGACTGCCGTGGGAAGCTGCGGGCTCAATACAAGCTGCACTATCCCGAGGACTTCACTGGACAGTGAAGTAGAGCTGCTTCATGTCGTGTTCGTTCCACAGCTTAGCTGTGGTGTGCAGCTTCATGTTCAAGAACTCAAGCTCCTGATCGCGTGCAATATCGAGCAGGTATCGGTTCGTGTGACTGAGGATCGGGTCATCGTAGAACGCGAAGTCGTGTGCAAACTCTGACCCATCGGGACGGCGATAATACGCCGTCCCTCGAACCACCATGGCATCGGCCGGAATGTTCGGCCGATACACGATGTCTGCTCCTTTGATCACGACTGGATGTCCACGATCTCACAGGCACCGCCCGTGCAGGCCAGCGTCTGCGAGCTGACCGTGTTGTCGGTCTTCTCGAACTCGGCCAGCTGGGTCCAGTCGATGTTCCTCGGCATGTTCTTCGACAATTCGAGGTAGGTGGCCTCGTCGATCTCCTCGTAGGGAGCCTGCCGGTAGGTGTGCCCACCGGCCGCCGGAAGGAACGAGATACCCGACACCTGGTCGAAGTTCTGCCAGACCCACGCACCGATGGTCGGCCATTCGTGTTCCTTCACCTCGACCGTGATCGACGGCTTGTGTTCGCACCAGTTGTCCTGGATCTTCTTCCAGAACTCGAGATGTTGGATCGCCGTCAGGTCGGAAGTGAAGATCGAACCGACCGGAGCTTTCATGGGGAAGGAGAACACGACCGTATCCTTCGGCTTGTTCACGCAGGGTTCGTTGGGGATGCCGATCTGCTTCATGAAAGTCGTCATCGGATCCTTGATGTCACCACGCACCCGGCGAATGTAGAAGGGCGCGTAGCGACCATGGATGCCCGAGGCACTGTCCACCAGCTGGCTGACCGTGCCCGAGGGCTTCACGCAGGTGTTGGCGGCCGACTGGTTGATCCCGGCGAGTTCGGCACACTCCTTGTTGGCCACCAGAACGACCTCGCGGAGGCCGTTCAGAGCCTCGGGAGTGGCCTCCGTGTGGAGCCAGCGGCAGTCCATGATGCCCGTCATGGACACGCCCAGG